TGATATCATCATATGCTAATTCTGTAACCAACTCAATAGGACCAATACTGGTAAGATTGTAATAAAAACTTTGTGCATCTTTTGTAGGAGTATTAAACACAATGGTTCCAGATGTTGTGCCATTGTTGGTCACACCGTATACATCTCTACTGCTGATGTTTGGGGTGGCAGGAAGTGTTCCTGCAATTCCTGGAGCAGCCTGTATGAAAAATTGATCTGTTACCTGAAAAGTATAACTGCCCCCTCGCACTAGCGTAACAACAGGATTGTTACCATTGATGCCTGAAAAATTGTACGAATCACCACTGGTGGTAACAACAAAATTGTCAGTGGTAGGAATGCCAGCAGATGCAACATCTACTGCATTAGGCCCTGCTGGAATCCAATAGTATTGGCTGAAATTAATAAAAGGATCAAAGTCAACAAATGGATCCCAAGCATAGTATTCACTTGAATACAATCGGTCAGGACGGTTGCCATCTCCACCTTGAAATGTAACAGCATCATTCAACCCAGGATATGTGATGACATTTTTGATGGTATCAGTGTCAGGCACAAGACTTACCACGCCCGGTTCCAATTGATAGTCGGTGCGTGTTTTTGTGGGCTCTATCACATACTTGTCGTTGGGATCAATGCCCGGCCCCACTGTGCGTCCAATAAATCCTTGTGTTTTTCTAAAGTTGGGTTCTTGAATCAGTTGGTCAAGAGTGGCCGCCAAAAATTGTTTGTTTGCATCGGTCTGAAAAATTTCAGGAAGAAAATCAACGCTACGTATGTTGGCCATTAAATTACTCCGCTGCCAGGTGCAGTACGCAAGTTGGTACTGGTCAATGCTTCAATCACTTCAATGTTGTTAATTGTGGCACCGTTAACAAATATTTCGCTGGGGGTTGACCGTATTTCATAAAGATCGCCAAAAAACTTTTGACTGTTAAGTGGTACCAATACCACTGAACTTATAATTGTTCCAAGTTCTCTATGCAAGTATGCAGCAAGTTCTGAAAAGTAAAATGTATCACCAAAGTTCCACTTGTCAATTGAGAAGTAGGTATTCATTGCCGCAATTACACTGCTTTTGATTTCGCTAGTGCTGGCAGTAGATCCCTGCGCACGAATTACTTTGATTGTAGCACGTAATTCTTGTGCGGCCTTGGCTCCAAACAAGGGTTTGAATACTACCGAATTTAAAATAATGTTGTCACTTAACATTTTGTAGTTTTGTAGTCCTTGATATTCAGTTGACAATTGATCAATGGTAGGTACCAAGGGCTCAACTATAGTACCTGTGGTATCGCGTATCCAGTTCTGATAGGCAGTGTAGTAACTCAATGTTACCACATATAAATCAATGATGTTGGTTGTGCCTGGATCAATTCTCGAAGTCAATGGTGCGTTGTGACGATATTGAAAATACAAACTTTGACGACCAATTCTAGCAATCCATTCGTCGGTTACGTTGATCAAGGTTCTGGATCCAGTCACTGTGATTGACAATTGATAAAACTCTTGTGTTGAATATGCGTAGAACACTTGACCAGGTGACCAAGCACTTTTTTGCAATTCAATTGCGCTCAGCGTGGCATAGTCGCTGGTAACTATATTGGGTTCTACCAACAAATATCTTTGCAAATTGTCAAAGTCCACTGTTTTCTGTAGATAGATATATTTTTGAGTGGAATTCACAGTTGGTGCCACAATTTCACTAAAAAAGTCTGGATTGTCTGGCACCCCATCGTTGTCGCTGTCACGATACCCTACTAGCACCTGAAAATCGTCAACATAGCCATCGCTCTCCACTGGTTGTCCTGTAATGGTCATGAAGATATCGCCAGGCAAATGATCTGTTGAATCTGGCTGAGTGTTTACTGCCAACACATTGATAAAGTCCTTGACCACTGTGCCTGTGCGACTGTCATATATCTGGCCGCCATCATAAAAGAAAAATCTTGTGCTTAACACTGATCCAAAATAGTAGCCAAGTCCTCGGAAAGTGGTTGTGTAGTTTTGATTTTGCACAACAAATTGTATCAACCATGATGCGTCTAGATTGGTACCTGACGTGTTGCCAGCATACTGTTGGCTCCATGTGGAATCTTGTGCAAGATTAGTGCTGGTAATCAGATACCATGAGTAAGGTGTACCGGTGATATCACCGTCGTTGTCATAGCCAAGACCAAAGTTGCGATTCAACAAAATCTGTTCAGCAATGCTTTGCTCTATAGCAACAGGTATATCAGTCACAAACAATGGAATGATTGTGTCTACTAGCGCACCAGTAGGCACAAAATTATTGAGTGCAACTGGACCTTCGCCAGAAGAAAGATTACCAAGACCATTGTTGTAGCCCGAGCCTTGGATACTGATAGGACTTGCCCATATTTGCAAAGTTTGATCAGCGGATGTTGGTGTACCAGCTTGTAATTTGTTGTTTTTGTCAAAGTAGTATCCAGTGGGAGGAACAAACTTTATCAAACTACCTACTGACACATATTTAAATGCGGTAGTGGTGGTTGGACCCACTGGAATAGGTGATCCTGTGGGAAATGTTATTGAATACACTGCATTCTTAAAGTAACCGGTGGTTTCATTGGCCAGCGTGGTACTCTGTGTCCAGGACGCTCCGGTCACCCATGTTGTGCCGCCGTATGTGGGCAATGTGCTGGAGGTAACTCTAGGAAAGTTTTCATAATAAAACTGTCTCATTGTGGCGAACCCAACAGCAGGTTGCACTTGATTGGTAACAAAATCAGCAATTTCGTTGCGGTTGGTAAATGTGAATAAAATGGTAGGAAGAATATTTTGTTCCCATAATGCGCCATCAGCACCAAATGAATTGGTGCTGGAATATTTGCCTGTGTTGTCTACTAGGTCAAGATACCGACTGGTACCAATTGAGGCACGATTCAAGGCCTTGCTTTTCACTATGGAATTGTATTGTGTGTAAGGAAAGAGATTGTAATCTTCACCGTTGACCATGCGATCTTGTGTGTAATATCTGGCAGGAGCACGTTGTTTGATTTGATCAATGGTTTCACGTGCTTGTGAATTGCTGACTGGTTGAGTAATACCACAGGTAAATGTTATTGTTTCAAGGTTGCCAGCGCGACTGATATAACTGATAGGAACAGTCACACTCTGCATTTCTTCAGGATTGATGATGTATTGTAATCCGTTTGATGCACGAACGTAGGCACGAAATGTGCCCACTGGAATCTCTGAAAACACGCCGTCACCAAACACCATGGTTATTTGATCGTTTGTGCGACTGGTCACCGAATAGATGGGGCGTAGATCAGTTGCAGTTTGTTCTGCAGCTGCCGCATAGATATTTTCTGTATATGTCCATTCGCGATTTATATTGCCCACATCGTCCAGCTGGAATAACCAACGGTCTTCGTTGTTGACCCCTTCGATATTGATGTTTACTGTGCGGTTGGTGACTTTTTCAGCCAAGTTAAAATCTTGATTCTGTAGCACACCTTGTTTGAACATAAAAAAGTAACCGGTATTTGCTGACTGGAACCCTAATTGGTCGTTGCGGAACAACACATTAAATGGTTGATTGGCCTGTGGAGGTGGCTCGTACAAATAAGTTTCGCCCACTGATGTGGATGTCATAGCCTCAAATGGCATGCTTACTCCATCAACTGTTGCAGTGTAAGGTACAATGGGCAAAAATCCCGGCACAAGGTTGATGCTGTATTCGTTGGTATCCACACCCAAAATAGTTTGTCTATTACCCGGACGTCCAACTCGTTGTGTGTCTACCAGGCTGGCATTGATAATGGCAGTAAATTGTTCTTGCCAATCGGGATTGGTTTGATCTGCCCAGTTCACTGTGAGGTTGGAAAGATTGATGCCTTGGTAATCCACAACATTTTCTGTAGTACTGATTGAAAAAACTTTGAGTAGACCCTGCGCAGCGGTGTTACGTTTGGCTGTGTAACTAACCAAGTTGGCCAATCTGACCACACTGTCGCGGCGCTCAGCAGTGTCTAAATAATTTTCACGAGTGTTGAGATCTGTACGAAAGGCCAGGGCTTGACCCATGAATGCAATAACATCCAACAAGGCGATGTACTCTGAAGATTCAATGTAGTCATTGAATGTTTCGGGGTAATACAAGCGCAGATAATCTACGAAACTCTTGCGAAGAGTTTCAAAATCATAACTTTGAAAGTCAGCTTCTCTATAGGTTTGATAGATCTGTTTCCAGTCTTCAACTCCAAATATTGCCGTTTGTCTTGTGGTGGTTGCCATTGTACTGAGCCTCTATTGTTTATTTATGGATTTTAAAAACGGCTTAGTTTATACATAACTTGCAGATCGTTGTTGTAGATCAAAAAAGATACTGAGACGTTGAGCATCACTGCTGGGTATGATTTGTAGTTCAATCTCAATCAAAATACCATTGTCCTGTGGATATACCTGTGTGTCACTGATGTATATGCGTGGATCGCCGCCGGCCACACGCTGTATTTCGTTTACTATACCAGTTTGTAATTCTTCCAGTTGATTCTCAAACAAAAAATCCCACAACACCGTGCCGTAGGCCGGACGACCGGGCAATTGTCCTTGTCGTATGTTAAATGCGTTCAACAAGTCGCGTTTGATCAGTTCAAACCCTGTGAGTGTGAACTTTTTAAATTGTCCTTGTGTGTTGAACCCGATGAATGTTTGTGCCATATGATATTTATGGGTGCTTATTCACCCTCTCCACGTCCTTCAATCTTGAGGCTCAATGCATACAATTGTTCTTTCTGCTGGACTAACAAGGCCTGTATGGCTTGAACCTTTGTGGTAATTGCACCGACTGACAATTCCGTATCTTTGATTATGACTTGTTCAGCACTGGGCAAGGCACCATATAATTCAATTAATGCTGCCCCTTTGGGCACAACATTGATAATATAATTGTTAAGCGCGGTATCACGTTCAGAATTGATTGCACTATACTGAGCTTGTGTAATAGTTTGTTGATTTTGTAGGGCGGCAATTTTTGGATTTATTGCTTCAAATTTTTGTGCCGCAGGTATAAACACGTCGTTTAAAAAAGCTGTGGCTTGAGTTGTGTAATCGCTTGCGATGCCTGTGTTGTCTTTGGCAGTATAACTGGGTGTGGGTACTTTCGGATCACCAACAACTCTAGTGCTGGCAGCATCAAGTGTGGCACGATTTACTGTGTCTGACTTGGGCACAGGAATATCTTGTTCTTTAAATACTGTGGGTATCTTGGTGTTGACCAAGTTTACTGCAAATGCACCATCACGCACTGCACTGGAAAAAGCTGCCTGCACTGTACCTGTGGAATCGCCTGGAATAGGCAATCCTTTGGCAAACGCTTCAGCATCTGGAAGGTTTTTGGCCGCGTTCAGTGCCATGCCTGCAATACCTTGACTTGACAAATTTTGAACTGGAATGCCTACCGCGCCTAGCCCTGCAACACCCTTGGTCATGAGATCCTGTTGTATTTGACTTTGTTTGCCAGCATTGCCCAATAAATCTGTTGCACTCTTGATACCATCTTTGCCAGTCCAGGCTGCCGGACTCTTGGCCACAGTAGCAAACAAACTGGCGCCTTGATTGGCCAGGGCAGCCACACCCGGTTTGACATATCCTGCTGTTTCCAATTGTTTGAGATCAAATCCAAAAGATCCCAGTCCTTTGTCGTTGCTGAGAACATTCGATGCCTGGCCCACAAGATTCTTGGCCTGTGCCAACACGCCATTCACTTCTGGCACACTCATGGGACCAATCCCAGTCACAGCACTCTCCCCAGTGATACTGCCGGCTACCTTTGTGAAGTCAGCAGTGTTGATGGGGTTTGTTACAGGAAAACCAGTTATGGTTTTGTTGATAGTCTGTATCGAAGACACCGCTGTGCTTCCTTGTATAACTGCCGCACTGACCAAAGGTTGTCCTGTGTTTCCAGCACCAGATATCTTTGATATTGCGCCAGATATGGCTGACACAGCAGGACCTACTATTGCGGTTAATCCCGTAGCTGTTGCAGCTAGAGATCCACCAAGTGCTCCGCCAGCGGCTCCAAGTGCTTTACTAATTGATCCAACAGAAGCAACACTACCAACACTGTCAAGAGCTCCTGCAAGTCCACTTTGTGTCTGAGACAATGCTCCTTGTGCAGAAGCAAGACCGTCAGCCGCTTGTGAAGCAGCAGAGAGACTGTCGCCAGGCTGAAATCCCACTAGACTACCTGTTGCATCTTGTTTTTTGAACACAGCTTCGGCTTGTTCTCTTGTGAAACCTTGCGGACCTTTTATGCTGAATAATTTGCCGTCACTGCTGGTAAATGAAAATTGTGCCATATTATTGTGCCTGTATTTCTATACCAGGAGGCACTGGCACTGCTCCCGGTGGCGGACTGGGTTTGCCGTCCTCAAATGCGATGTTAATATCCACTCCTTTGTTGTGATATGGATAAGGTTCATGTGTGGGCGCACGACTCACTGTGCTTTTTAATCCTTCAGGTTTGACTATCCAACCTCGACTGCTATTCCATTCTGTATCATCCAATAAAGTTGTAGTCAATGGTTGTGGGTTGGCCACAGTACCTGCGGCAGGTCCATTGAGGTCAATTCCGCCTGCTTGCAAAGCCAGAGCAGATCCTGCACCCCAGGAACCTGATGCGCTGTTGAGAGTGAGTGTGCCATCTGCTTTGACTCCAATTGTGTTTTTGCTATACAAGGTGATATCTTGTTGGGCACGTACACTTAAAAAAGTATCTGTATCTAACTGCATGTCTTGCTTGCTTTTTATTTTGACAAATCTTCCGGCAAACATGTTTATATCTCGGTCGGCATGTAGATTAATATCACCCTTGGTGCGAACATTTACACTGTTGGTAGCATACACATCCACAGTACCTTCAACCCCAAACTCAATCCAGGTTTGGCCATTAGCATGAACAATGTAGAAAAAATTTCCTGAATCGTTCATGGTAATTTGATGACCTTTTGATGTCCGTAACCGCAACAGAGCGTTGTTTCCTTCGAGATCCCCGTCGTCCATCACAAGACTGTGACCACCCACTCGACCTATGATCTTGGCGTCATTGGGTTTTATTTCTCCTGCGTTGAGTTTGGTTCTAATGTCATTGGGTTTCATACCTCCTGAATATATTGGTATACCGGGGGTGCTAACACCAAACACTGCACTTGGACTTTCACGCTGACTACTGGAATTTATAGTGCCGCGTTCGGTGTCATTGATAAGACCTTGTTGTAACAAAGCCTGTGCTACCACACTTTGCACAGGTTTTATACTGTCAAAAAATCTTGGACTATTGAAAAGATCCGTGTTGTTGGTGTTTATTTCGGTTACTGGCAAGCGTGGTGCATTGGCAAAATATTTTTCTTGATTTTGATTTTGCACTTTTGCTTGTGTTCTGTCCACTGAGCCAAGGGCTGGAACCATTCTGCCTAAGCCTTGATCTGGTATAGTGCCAATGTAGTAACCTTGGCTGCGATCACCATTCACAAATATACACATCACAGTCATGCCCACGTCAGGTGGAGTGAACCACATGCCATAGCTGTTTTGATTGCCTGGGTATGTACCAGAGTTGTTGGTATTGGCGTTGCCTTGCAAGGGAGTCGATCCATAAAACGGTGGCATGTAACTTACCGTGGTCCAACAACTTTCATCTTGCATGTTGTTTTCAGTTCCTGCGGCAAACACATCAATAAACACTCGTAGGCGCCCGGCACGTGTGGGATCCACAGTGCTCATGACTATGCCGGCAAACGGTCCAAATTCTGCGGGTACGCCCCCGCGATCCATTTTGTAATTGCTGGGACGCCCTTTACTGCGTTGTACACTTTCTGCCATTGATTAGCCTCCGTCTGTAGCAATATCTTGATTGCTGGGATTTGTTGAACTTGTGGGATCTCCGCTGTCGGCTGGAATACCATCTTGTAACTGAGCCAACTGTACGTCTGTCAATCCTGGTTGTCCTTCACCTACTCCTGGCAACTTGCGAGGTCCAGGATTGATTGGTGCTGTAACTGAGATTGTGTTGTCTGTGCCGTCAGTGGGTGCCTGTGGCGGAGCCGCTGGTCTTATATTGGAAGTTGTGGTGTCATCCAACCCATTTATATCTATTCCGGTACCAGTATTACTGGCAGCAGATCTGGGAATGGGCTGTGATGCTGACGCTTGCTGTGCGCCCAGTATGGCTGCTGTGCCTCCATCTGCACTCAATAATGAACGTGGATCGGTGGTGGCTGTGCCTTGTATTCTATTTTGTAAATCAATACCAGTGCGTCCACGTCCAGGTAATGGATTGGCATTTGTTCTTGCGCCATTGCTTTGCGCACCTGTATTGCTGGCACGTGCGTTATCCAGTGAGTCACTGGTGGTAGAGGCGGCAGTGGCATTTACTGTGTTCTTTTTGCTGGGCAATGGGAATTGATACAGGGTTCCTTCAATAGTTTGATAAAAGGCACCTTGTCTAAATTCACTCAAGACCTTGACGGCTGTGTATACTCGGCTTTGTATAGGTTCACGTGATTTGTTGGCCACACCTCTATAACCACCGCTGTAGGGATCAGCTACGCCTGTGGCTAGATCATAGTCTTCAGGACGTTGCCAAACAATTTCAAACAATACATCTCCTGTTTCAAAACTGATACTGCCATCTTCGCCAAACCCGGTCACGTCAGCCACTTCGCTTTGGCCCGGTGTGATTTGTTTGAACAAACTGCCTTGCTGTATCCAATCTGGATCACCAAGAATTTTAATTTTGGCATTGGCCAGGTCACCAGGACTGAACAAATAGTCTGCTGCATTGGCAGCAGTTTCGTTGAGTCTAGTATCTGCTGAGCCTTGAGTACTTTGTCCGCTAGTCACAGCATAGTTGTATTTGGCAATATCTCGTAAACTTGCAGTGGCCAATTCTCGTATACGGGCCGCACCACTATTTTTTGGATCACTACCACTCACAGTGATACTGTACAAGGCGTTCAATGTTTCTTGGTATTCTACCACAGCAGTATTTTGTCCTGTGAACCAGTAAGGATAACTTTTGTGTACTCCTGCGAATCTACTGGGAGGAAAATATTTGCTGTTGAAGTTTTGTAATCTATAGGGTTTGATAGTGTAGGTGATGTCAAATGCGTAATCGTTGCGTTTGGGATCAATGCCACCGGGTCTTGGTTCGGCGTTCATTATGATGTTGAACCAGCTCATGGGCGAATTTCTTTTGTCTGGGTTTGGTATCTGTAGGCCGTCGCTGTTTTGCATTACCAAGGCCTGATCCAGGATATAGGTACTGTTGCGAATAGCAAGATCAATGGCCTGTGTGATCATTTGCCCTGCTGTGATGCTAAAGGTTCTTGAGGCATTGTCTACTGCCTGTTTGTTGGGTTCAATTGCTTCAGGACTGCCACCTTTGCCAGCAGCTGGTGGGCCCATTGCAGTCTGGCGTTGATCAGTCTTGGCTTGTGGTATTGTGATCTTGGCATTTTCAATAGCAGACGCCGGTATCTTTTTGCCGTCATACCCTATGCCATCCACAAATCGAATAAAATATCTGTCGGCTATGTCAAATATTGGCACTGACTGGCCCTTTTGTGGTTTGGTCAATTCTTCCTGAAATTCGGTCAACGCGGCCATGAGCCCTTGCGTGATTGTTTTTTTATTTGTTGGTGCAGCCACTGCTTTTGCCGGTGACTTGGGTATATCCCTATCTTCGTCGGCTGCACGAATTGCTCGGTCGCGATCCCCTTGTGTGGCAGTGGTAGATTGGCCAGGTGTGGCAGCATTGGGTGCTGTTCCAGCATACACTGAGTTACCGCCTAAAAGTTTGCCCACAGTAGTGCTGGCCAACTGCACGTCATGTGGCACAGCGCCACGAGCAGTGTATCCTGCAATCAGCAAGCCTTGAGGCACACAATCCCATTCATAACTGACCATTTTGCTGCCAACGCTCCAGTTGATTGCGGCCAATTTGAACGGTATAAACTTTTCTATTGCAGCGCCGCCGCTGGCACGAACTTGCACTGGATTGCCGTCGGCACCTTGCCCATAAAATCTTATCACGGCCAGGTAATCAGCCGCGGTGTAGTTGACTTTGCCACTGCCATCTTTTTGCTGCAGGTTGGCCACAGCTGAATATAGATTATCAATCAAGGTGATACCGTTGGGTTCGTTCACTGTCATTTTCATTGATGCTGTCATGTGACTGGCACCAGTGGCCTTGCCCAATGGACTGGTATCCAAGGTCAAGGAGTCAATGTAGTAGTCATTGGGAAAGAATGGATTGCGTCCGCTGTCGCTGGCCGATAAATTGACGGCGGTGCCCATGTTGTCTTTGGGCCCGCCACGATTGATTGGTGCTCCACCGTCTTGAAATAACAAAAAGTACCCGTCAATCTTTTTTGTTTTACCTCGTAACAATCTTGTGTATTGATCAGCACTCAGTAGATAAACTGATATTGAATAGGTATAACTGGCAAACTGATCTAGAGGATTTGGTCGAGCCTGTATTTTGAGCGCATTTACTGCGGCATTGGCAGTGGTCTGTGCTGTGCTGGTGCTGTTGTTTTTGGCATCGTCAGGAAGTGCTGCCGCTCCAGGACTTGTAATTGTTTTAGCCTGTGCTAATTGTGCTTCTCTTTCTCCGGCATTGCCTTCTGAACTGGCGCCCGCTGCAGGCGCTTGTAATGCCTCTCCATTATTGCTGTCAGGCCCGGTGGCTTGAGTTTGTTCAGTAGTGCGCACAGGTCCATTGGTGCCAGTCTCACCACCGGTGTTGGATGTGACTGTGACATCTGCTGTGCTTGAGCTGCTGGTATCAGGTGGTGGCACTATACGACCATTATTAGCAACTTGTGCGGCTGCAGGAGCATTAGGACCCCGGGGTGCGTCATCACTGGCGGCTTGACTGGCAGTGGCTGGAGGCGGAACTTGTATTGCATTTATTTGTGATTCCAGAGCAGCCACTTGTCCAGGAATAGTAGAAACTTCAGCTGTGTATCTTGCCAGTATGGCCTGATTGCTTTGCAAATTTCTATTGAGTGTAGCAAGCCCGTTCTGAGCTATGCGATATCTTTCCTGTAATCGACGAATTTCTGATTGGAGTTCAGCGGCTGTGGCCATGGGTTAGAACCCCAGGGCTGATTTCAGCGTGGTAATTTTTGGCAAGTAGATCAGGGTGTTTGTTTTGAAATCCAAGGGCGGTGCTTGCAAGCTATTAGGATTGCGTTGATAAAATACCCACCACAGACCTGCTATGCCATACAAGTCATAGGCCAAAAGATCTGGTCGATACTGATAGGTGGTATTGATAGTGAATGTCAGATCGTCATCTTCTTTGGGAATAGGTCTGTTGACCATGACATCAAGAAAAAACTGACTGTAGCCAGTTTCAAAATATGGACTGGTTGCATCGTAGTTGGCCATTACCAGAATCCTCGTTTGAGTAGGTCACCATTGGCAAAGTCTTTGAGCTTGAACTGTTGACTCACTTGGCTGCGTGTTTGTACTGGTATCAATGTGATGTCTATTTCCATTTTGGTTGGTACATAACTAGCAGGCACATTGTTGGTCACACTGCCTGCCACTGTGTTGGGTGCTGGAACCCGAGGCAGGGCACCTTTGCTGAGACCACCAGGGACGGCATTTAGCAATCTGTTGAGACCTGCCAGTGCACCACCTGCTGGCAAGCTCACACCTGACGGGTTGTAACGATTGTTCAAATTCAATCCAAAATTGTTGGGGTTGGTTGTTCTTATGTAGTCCACATCATTGGGCAGACTGTAATTAAATGAACTGACCACCACAGGGTGATCTGAAAACTGGTAACCGCCGTACCCGTTCAATAAACAGATGGGAGGTGGTGTACCACGTTCATCATCTTGACCATAAAACATCTTGGTCACACTGCGGAAAAAATGTATCACTGCCAAGAGATAATTGGCTTCTGTAGTATCTTGTGCAGTAAAGGTACCACGCAGTTGGATATCGCCCACTCGAGAATTTTTATAAAATATACCACGATAGTTGGAATGCACAAGATCATACTGTTCATAGTTGGCCGAATACGTGGTGGTGATATTGGGAGTATAGGGAAATATTACCCCATCTGTTCCGCCATTGGCGGCCAAGGGTTTCAACACCCCTGCAGGAGTGGCATTGTAAAGGTACTGTGCACCAGGACCAAGACTCAGTCTCACTCGCCAATCTTTGTTGCCGGGTTGTTTGAACCGTGCTTGTATTGTGGCCTGCTGTCGGGCTAAATTTTTGGCATTGGCTGCATTGGCTGCCAGAGCAGTTTCTCCGGCCGCCCCCAGACTTGCGTCTGTTTCGCCACCTGCATCTATGTTGGCGGCTGCAATTTGTTCAGCATCAGCGGTATACCCAGTTGACAATGGATCAACTGCGGCCGGTGGATAGGTTGTAGGTTGTACAGCCTCTACTGGCATGCCAAATTGGTCAACTGGATTTCCGGCTGCATCTGTATATCCGCCTTCGCCATCTGGTGTGACTGAAAAACCTTCTCCACCAGTGCCTGGATCAACCAATGCAGCTGATTGGGTTAGGTTATCACCAGTGGGTATCAATGATCCATTGGCATCAACTGGCTGACCATCACCGTTGACAAATCCACCAAATCCATCCGGAAATACATTGCCAAATCCTTCGCCAGTGTTGTTTGCATCAACTGGTGCTGGTCCAGGAACTCCAAAGCCTTCTGTAGTAGTTGGGTCCACTGCGGCTTGAACTCCATAGCCTTCCAGGGTAGTTGGGTCAACTGGAGTTGTTGTTTGCCCAGAGCCTTCGTTGCCGCCACCAGCTGCATATCCATCAGCATTGGCTTCAATTACTAGTTCTTGTTCTGCTGTGTTGTCGTTGGCCAATCTTATATAATTTTCTTGACTGGCATTGTTGGCTTCTAGTTCTGCTCTGCGTTGATCTGAAATGTTAGGGTCTACTAGTTCAGCATTGTTTTCAGCAATGATTTGTTCAGCGTTAGTAATCCCAACCTGATTCCTAGCAATGGCTCCGCCTGCCGCATCAATATTCTTGAGATTGGTATTGTTTGTGCCTGGATACAATGCAGCAGCATCTGCGGCTGTTTGTTGATCCTGTGCTATGCGTTGGTCAGCAGTTAATGTTCCTGTGCCATTGTAATAAGCGTCTGCCTGGTCGGCGCTTAGGGTTGTAGTATTGATTCCTCTAGCTGTGACTCCTTCTGACGATGCTGGTACTCCGTACCCGTCCAGTGTGGTTGGGTCCACTGCGGCTTGAATACCAAAACCTTCTGTTGTGGTCGGATCAACTGAAGCTTGAATACCAAAACCTTCTGTTGTGGTTGCGTCAACTGGTGCCAAGGTTGTGGAAGGCCCAACAGGTGCCACCAAGGCAGCCACTCCTGATCCTGTGGTTGCGGCCACAGCAGATGCTGTGGGCTTGGTGCCAAACAAACCGCCTACAGTGTTGCTGAAGTTAGAGAATAAAGAAGTAACGCCACTGCCAATAATACCCAGTGCTGAGTCAATTGCTGGCACACCTGTTTTGATGGTGCCAAAACTACCGGTGGCAAACAATATACTGCCAGGCAATTGTGGTATGCCCAATCTGGCACGGATGTACGGATCTGTGGGATCTGCCCCGCCAAGATCTTGCAATTGTGTCGGCGAGAGTCCTGCAAGAGGATCATTGACTGGACTAGAATATGTTGTGGGCGGTACTCCCGCAATGGGCATGCCGTTTGAATCAACTGGGTCGCCTTGTGCGTTGACAAAGCCACCGTTGCCATCAGATGTGCCTAGGCTAAATCCTTCACCACCATTGTTTGTATCAACTGCGGCTTTTGATGTTGCAGATTGATATTGAACTGTAGTTGTATCTGTTGTGGTGTTAGGTACAGTGTTAGTCGTAGGGGGATTGGGTGGATTTGATACCACTGTAGTTGTTCCGCCGTTGCTGTCTGATCCTGTTGGGTCTGCCATATTAGTATTCCTATCACTTATTTACCCATTTCTAAAACGGCGTATTTTACAATGAGGTTGACAACTGTTGTAAATGTGCTACAATAAGTACATATTAGGAGACCCAGTCACTCATGACTTTACTACCCAAAGCCGCACCTCGTGTGAACTATCTCAACAACAGAGATATCTTAAAAGAAATTCACCTCAGTAAAAACAACTACTGTTGGTATCAAGATAGAGCAATGGATCATCAATTTGATATTATTTTGCCGTCGATAGACCGGATCAATCAGCGTACTATTGCTGAAGCAAGACGTAACCGAGCAGATCGACTCAAGCGAGAAGGTACTATTGTAGACCCTAAAAAAATCCCAAATACAGAAATTGTGTTCCGGATTACATGTTGGGATCACATACCCAAAGCACCCAAAAAAATAACCAAAGCCGAAGCAAAAAAGCGCAAGTTAGAAGAAATTTTAGATCTTGATGACGTAGTAGAAGAAGATCCCTTAGCAGACATTGTGGACGTCCCGGTACTGGACATGAATCACGTGCGAGTGAACTTTCCACCGTTCGAGCACTATCGCATTGACAACGAAAAGAAACCCTACATTGTGGGACGCAGTCATTGGAAAGGCGATTTGGCCACTGGAGAGTTTTCCAAAGACCACGGCGACATGACCAAAAAGTTAGCCATGATGTTTATGAAACTATGCGAAAGATATGCTACAAGGAGTAACTGGCGTGGATACACCTACAACGAAGAAATGCGGGGACAAGCCTTGCTACAACTGTCTCAAATCGGATTGCAGTTTGACGAGTCAAAATCGCAGAACCCTTTTGCGTATTATACTGCCGCTATCACTAACAGCTTTACTCGTATCTTGAATATTGAAAAGAAAAATCAAAACATACGTGATGATATTTTAGAGATGAACGGACTCAATCCTTCATGGACTCGTCAGAACTCTGGTAAACACTCAATGGCCGCCATGTCCGGACCGGTCACTATTACAACCTAACTTTTAGGCAACGCGAACTCTGTATGAACAACAGAATTGTATTCACACACGATACCATTGGTGAACGGGAATGGTTTGCTTCTAAGTTTATTAACTACACCAATTTGGAAACCAGTAGTTCCGGGAAGTGGACAAAAAAATTTCCCATTAGCGGTTGCAACTCTGAACTGTATGAAATTGCATATTCTGATTGTCAAAATCTGCGTGAATTACTTTTTTGTGATCTTGATCGAACCAAGATCTTTTACAGTCAGGATCCTGAACTAGTTATACAAGACAATAAGTATTGGTGCTGTGCCAACGATTTTGTCAGCACAGCGACATATACACATTTTACAGACAAGCCTAAATTTTGGGTAATCCACCTTGCTAGATCTGGCACAAGGTTTGTGGAAGAACTACTTAAAAAATTTAGAATTTTGCATCGAATGCATGTTGGGGTTGAGTCTAGTAACAGTGTGATGTTAGATTACTGGCGTCACGCCCGGTTACATCCTGAAGTTGCGCTGGTATTTGTCTACCGACCTCTATTGTGGGAAACATTTACTAGCACAGTGTTGGGTCAGCATTACGGTTATCACCACGGCAACGAGTTTGACTGGAGTTTAGTCAAACCGATTGAAATTACTATAGATGATATGTTATACTTTGAATCAATACTGATATCTACATTGAATTTTTGGTGCAACTTGCGGTCGTTATTACCGACTCACAGTTTTTTACTGCTAGATGGTAACAAAATGATTAATAATTATCATCACCTGGTAAATCATGACAGAGTTCAATATAACAAACAACAACTTATATGTAATTATGAACAGGCCCAAACTCAATGGTATGAACAGTTTGATGCTGCTACAAACAAAATGTTAACTAATACAATTGCACATTTATCCAATATGCACTGCCAACAAAACTTGGATCATTTATTATGAATTTATTTCGTAAAGCCGCGATCTTCACAGACATTCACTTTGGATTAAAAAGCAACAGCACTCAACACAACGAGGATTGCCTAAACTTTGTAAAATGGGCCACTGCCAAGGCCAAATCAGAAGGTTGCGAAACCTGTTTGTTTCTAGGCGACTGGCACAACAACCGTGCCAGCCTAAACATTGTCACACTTAATTACAGCCTACGGGCACTGGAGCACATGAATGATAATTTTACAAACGTGTATTTCATTCCTGGTAATCATGATTTGTATTATCGAGATAAGCGCGACATACAAAGTGTGGAATGGGCAAAGCATCTCCCCCGTGTACAGATATGTAACGATTGGTTTAGCAGTGGCGATGTTGTCATTGCTCCTTGGCTTGTAGCCGATGACCACAAACGCATACCCAAACTAAAAGGCAAGTACATGTTCGGGCATTTTGAACTGCCCGGTTACCTAATGAACGCCATGGTGGAGATGCCAGATCATGGTGAGGTGCGTAGAGAAGACTTCAACAACTTTGAACATGTGTTCACTGGACACTTTCACAAACGTCAGACCAAAAAGAACATTACCTACATTGGTAACTGTTTCCCACATAACTATGCTGATGCCGGAGATGATGACCGCGGCTTGACCATCATTGAGTGGGGGCAGGAGCCAGAGTTTTATGCCTGGCCAGATCAACCAAGATATCGTGTGCTGGGACTGGCAAGTATTATTGACAATGCACCTACTTTGCTTGCACCAGGCATGCATGTACGTGTGCAGTTGGATATTGAAATTTCATACGAAGAAGCCAACTTCATCAAAGAAACCTATATCCGAGAATATGGCTTGAGAGAGATGGCCTTGATCCCCAACAAGAACTCCGCAGTGGATACTGACATGGCTCCTGGTGAAGTCAAGTTTGAAAGTGTAGATCAAATTGTCACTGATCAGATTACCAACATTGAATCCGAATTCTACGACAACAAATTACTGTTGAAAATTTATCAGACTTTATAAGCAAAAAAATGATTAATTTTTACGAAAATATTCCAATATTGAGTTTCAAGAAAATAAAAATCCAACATGGTTATTGGAGAGATTTGCATGCACTTTAAAAAGAACGAACTTATACCACCGGAGATTTTAGCAGTACTACAAACTCAATTTAAAATTATTGACAGTATTGTGTTTCCAAACTTTGACACAAATTGGAACGTCCTAAGAACATTTTTTATAAACACAAAAAAACAAGAATACCACAGGAATGATCGATATCTTATTGTGCATCAAGATACAGATATCTACATTAACGAGATGTGTGTTGGTGTCAATTTAAGAAATTTTTTCCAAGTGGTGCAGGAAATTGATATTCCTTTCTATACACTTATCATCTGGACCAATCACTTTGGATTACAAAAAGAAATTGATATATTATGTAAAAATCGACACGCAAAAGATCGTCCTATGTTAATAGAATCATTCAGTGCAACAACACACATTAACGATCATTATCATGTTGTTGACCTTGATGCAGATCAAATAGAATATCACGCTATCAGCATGATGGGTGCGGGTAGATCGCATAGATTAGCTTTATATCACGAATTAAAAGATTTGGATCCTTCTAAAATCGCAGTAACAATACAAGGCCACAATCAATGATACTTGTTCCAGAATGCCCAACTAGAGTAAACGACAAATTCATCCAGGATGAGTCTATAAATTGCACTATCCCCCAATCAAGTGTTTCCCATCCATTAATACAAGGTTTGCCAAATTCCATTGATACAAGGTATCAAGCGTCTTTTTACAAAAAAATTGCGTTAGATATTGTAACCGAATCAGTTTTTGACTATCCGTATCCTTATGTATCAGAAAAAACACTCCGTCCTATTGCCTGCAAAAGAATGTTCATAATCATGGGTCCTAAACATATTTTAAAATTATTGCACGACAAAGGGTTTGAAACATTTAGCGATTTTCTAGACGAATCGTATGACGATATATCTTGTCCAATGGAACGATTTGGAAAAATAATTCAAACCACAAAGGAGTTTATAAAACAACCCCTTGATGATATAAAAGATTTTTACCTTAAAAATCATCAAAGATTTGAGCATAATTTTCAGGTATTATCAGATATAAGATCAAAGGAATGTAGCGCACTTGAGTTGCGTATGAAAAAAATGGAGTTGTGATTTTTGTCTACATCCTATAAAATATATCAATGATACAAATTAAAAATCTAACTGTGAAGAATTTTATGAGTGTGGGTGCGGCTACCCAAGGTATTGACTTTGACCGCAACGATCTTACATTAGTATTAGGTGAAAACTTAGACCTAGGTGGCGATGGTAGTCGTAACGGAACAGGCAAGACCACAATAATCAATGCCTTGAGTTATGCATTGTATGGGCAAGCATTGTCAAACATCCGCAAAGACAATCTAGTAAACAAGACCAATGGCAAAAACATGCTTGTGAGTTTGGACTTCAGTGTTAACAGTCAAGAATACAGAATTGAACGTGGACGCAAACCCAATGTGTTGCGTTTCTACATCAACAACGAACACAAGGCTGCCGAAGACGAAGCACAAGGCGACTCAAGAGAAACACAAGATGCTATTGAGCGTGTGATGAACATGAGCCACGACATGTTTAAGCATGTGCTGGCCTTGAACACCTACACTGAACCGTTCTTGAGTTTGAAAGCCAATGATCAAAGAACTATCATTGAGCAGTTGTTGGGCATCACCTTGCTGAGTGAACGTGCTGATGCAATCAAAGAACTCAACCGGCAAACCAAAGATGCTATTCAAGCAGAAGAGTTCCGCATTCGTGCTGTGCAAGAAGCCAACAAGCGCATTGAAGAACAGATCGAAAGTCTGCGTAAACGTCAACGTCTTTGGACGGCCAAACGTGACGAGGATGTGAGCAAACTGGAACAGGCTATTGGTGACTTAGAACATATAGACATTGAGGCTGAAGTGCAAGCACACAGAGATCTAGAAGCATTTCATGAGAAGAAAAAAGCCCTAGACGATGCCAACCGTCACATTCGCCAAATTGACTCAGATGATGCCAAACTAAACCGACTGTTAGCTAAACTCAAGACAGAGATTGAGGCCCTGGATGCCCACCGGTGTCACTCATGTGGTCAAGACTTGCATGATGACAAACAAGATGAATTAAAACAGGCCAAACAGGCTCTAGTTCAAGAAACCGCACTACAACTCTTGGCCAATGACACTCAACGCCAAGGGCATGAAGATACTATTACCCAAATTGGTGTGTTAGGCACAGCACCCACGGTGTTCTATGATTCACTAGAGCAAGCATTGAATCATCGCAATACTGTGGAGACACTACGCAAAGATTTGACCACAAGATCTGCAGATGTAGATCCTTACGAAGAACAAATCACAGACATGCAAGGACAAGCCTTGCAAGTTGTAACATACGATGCGCTGAACGAACTTACTCGGGTACAAGATCATCAAGACTTCTTGCTCAAACTCTTAACAAGCAAAGACAGTTTTGTACGCAAGAAGATTATTGATCAGAATTTGAGTTACTTGAATGCACGACTCACCCACTACTTGGATCGTATTGGCTTGCCACATACTGTGAAGTTCCAAAACGATTTGACTGTGAGTATTGAGGAACTGGGTCGTGAACTGGACTTCGACAACTTATCACGTGGCGAACGCAACAGATTGATCTTGTCTATGTCCTGGGCGTTCCGTGATGTTTGGGAAAGTTTATACAGCCCAATCAACTTGCTGTTTATTGACGAGTTGATTGACAACGGCCTGGACACACAAGGTGTAGAGAACGCTCTAGCCTTGCTCAAGAAGATGAGCAGAGAGCGTCACAAGAGTATTTGGTTGGTCTCGCACAGAGATGAACTGGCCGGACGTGTGGAGAACATTCTCAAGGTCGTCAAAGAGAACGGCTTTACAAGTTACAATACGGATGTTGAACTTGCGTGATATAAAAGTTTTACATCTAGAGCCCACAGACGTATGCCAGGCGGCGTGTGCTTTGTGTGCTAGAGAAACTGACACAAACTTTAAAAAAGATCGTCAGCATCATCTCTCTATGGATCAGATCCTACAAGTTTTTGACAAAGAAAAAATTCAGCAATTAGACAAGATGTTCATGTGCGGCAATTATGGTGATCCTGCTGCTGGTAAACATACGTTAGATATATTTCAAGAATTTAGAAAAATTAATCCCAACATTGTGTTAGGTATGAATACCAATGGTGGTATACAAACTACATTCTGGTGGTACGAGTTGGCCAATATCATGAATCAGTCTCAAGACTATGTGGTATTTTCAATTGATGGGTTAGAGTCGAACAACGGCACTTATCGTCGAAACGTCGTTTGGGCTAAACTCATGAGCAACGCTCGTGCATTTATCGAAGCCGGTGGTTCAGCACACTGGGACATGTTGGTGTATCGGCATAATCAACACGAGGTTGATTCCTGTGAACAACTGGCTCGAGACATGGGATTCACATGGTTCCGAGCCAAAGTTTCCAAGCGCGGATTTACTGAATCGCTACAGTTTCCTACGGCATGGCAACCAATAGAAAAGCAGGCTACTGGTATCAGTTGTCATGCGTTAAAAGAACAAAGTGTGTACATAGATGCACAAGGCCGTCTTGGACCTTGCTGTTGGTTGGGATCAAGACAAAAAGATTTTGTTACAGATGTAGATGCTATTCCTACGCAGGATCCCGTGTGCTTGTCTGCATGTGGGCAAACTGCCCATGGCACAGTATTCGATCAGCAGTGGCAAAGGGAGGTAGCATTATGCTAGCCACTTGGCATTTCCATATTGAAGTATCCAGCAAATGTACCTTGCGGTGTCCACGCTGTGCTAGACAAGAAGTTCCTGACAGTCTGGTGAATACAGAACTAGATTTAGAATTTTTCCAACGCAACTTTACTCCAGAGTTTATACAAACAAACGTAGAAAAGATCACGTTCTGCGGTGATGACGGTGATCCTATCTATGCTCACGACTTGATTGCTGTTATAGAATATATCAAAAGTATAAAGCATGTTGAAATTGTTATTATCACAAACGGCAGTCACAAAAAATCTGATTGGTGGACACAACTAGGATATGTTTTAGATAACGGTGATACTGTGCATTTCAGTATAGACGGTTGGGACGATGCCAGCAACAATCTGTATCGTGTGAACAGTGACTTCACAAGTATTGTCGATGGCGTCACTGCACTACGTGGTGCAAGCGATTGTCAAATTGTATGGGCCTCTATTGCATTCCGATTCAATGAGGATCGTTTAGATTCTATGAAGACTTTAGCAAAACAATTAGATGTTGATGTCTTTCAATTGACCAAAAGTACCAAATTTGGCAGTATCTATCCCAGTTATGGCATAGACGATCCACTACAACCCAGTGTAAAATTTGTCAGTAGCAGTTACAGATTCGAAAGAGAAGTCTCAGAATTAACTTCTCGCGGATCATGGACTCCTGTACACAGTAAAAATATTGAACTATACAATCAAACTCCAAGTCGCGACGGTGTAACTCCGTTATGCGAAATAGGCAACAAAGGTTTGTACATTGACGCTAGGGGCAGATTATTCCCTTGCTGTTGGGTGGCTAACAGATACAATCACAATTCAGAATGGCAGCAACTGGCAGAAAAATTCAATTTACACAAAAAAACTTTAACAAATGTACTGGCAGATCCTTTTTGGAACGACGAATTTCAGGCGTTTAAATGGCATGAATGCCAGACCAAATGCTCAAGTTCGCTGGTAGACAAGAATTACGCAACTTCCTGGTGAAAGAGATAACTATACAGCAAGGATAAATCTACACAAAAACACATGACATGGCTATATCAAGATACCCCAATTGAGACGTTGCCCGAAGAATGTGTAGGATTTGTTTACTTGATCACATGTAATCTCACTGGACGCAAGTACATAGGCAAAAAATTAGCAAAATTCGCAAAAACAACATACAAGACTGTAAAACAAAAAAACGGCACAAAGAAGCGCAAGAAGATACGCTCCAAGATCGACAGTGATTGGAGAGAGTACTATGGGTCAAGCCCAGAATTAACCGCAGACGTAATCAAACTAGGCACCGAAAACTTTACCAGAGAAATACTTTACTATTGCAATTCAAAGTCAGAATGTAGTTACATCGAGGCAAGAGAACAATTTGCAAGACGAGTATTGGAATCACGAGATTATTACAACGGCCACATCCAGGTTAGGGTGCATGGCTCACATATAATAAACAAAATTTAATAGGCATTTTTTTAATCTAACACTTAAGGTTGGCGGGCCAGTTTGTAATACCGCTGTGGAAAAACCGGGGCATAAACCGGACACGTGACATATTGATGCACTCCCGTTGGTAAATCCAACTATCCTGAAAAATCGGAAGTGAGTCTGAGAGCAGAACCCTACGCTCAACGCATTGATATAGTATGAATGTTAGCATACGAGAACACCGGCTATAAAAATCTAAACACTAGGAACGAGGTTTAGAGCGCATAGAAATATGTGGGTCGTGGTAGGAAGGAAAAGCACAGAGTCCTTTAGCATACGGTGTATAATAAATTACCTACTTCCAAAGTCTTGGCTAGTGATACTCACATGAAGACGCAGACGGAACCATGCAAACGGTTCCGTCTGACTAGATTAATCTACATGAATACTTAATCGCTTCGCTCTTTAAAAACAATCAGTTGTTGAGCGATAGCGAAACAACAGACTTACGCAGTAAGTCTTTTAATAAGTGATTTACTTAAATCGTGTATGTTTGGTTCTAGTAGGTTGTGCAACTGCTTTGTGTTGATAAATTTTTCTAATTGCCAAGTCTTGAAATTAAGATTGTGTTTGTACATTATTTGATGTTGTATGGCTGCTTCTTGTTGTATGTCTAAATCAAACGCAGTTAAGTCAAATTCAATCCCAGATAGTATGTTGTTAACAATAGTTTTGAAGTTTTGTGCAAACATCAATCTTTTGGTGTGCATATTTTTCCATTGGTTGTTTACCGACAACCAAGATTGGTATCTGTCCTGGCTTATTGGCACACCTAGATAATCAAATAGTTCGTGTACTTTATGCTCAAAGTTAGTCCATAAATGCAAAGCGTTAATATGGTAATATTTTGTGTTGTGGTTGATATAATCTAAAATACTGCGGTGATCAAACGGATCAAAATTTAATGCAATAAATTCTCTCTTGTCCCAGACATTGGTAAGATTTGTTTTCTCCCATTGTTGTTTGGATTCTTTGAAAAAGTGGTCTGTAAAATCATTGTAAATGTCGTCTGGGTTAGACAGTTTTCCTTGAAAACGCCAGGCGTGCGTCAGAGAGGCCCTGGGGGTATATCCGCATTGATATAACATCTGGTCAGGATGTATAGACAATACTATTACTTTGGTTGATTGTTTGCATAGTTGTTGTATCGCTTCAGGTGTGCCGCTTCTGAACGCATGCATGTACATGCATTCATCTGTGTTAACCAGTAAAGGTAGAAACTTTTTAAATTCATCCTCCGTGTAGGGTTGATTTGGAACAAACCCGTGTGCATTTTTATCAGTCAACGGGTTGTCTGTTAACGTAACCATAGATTGTTGCCTGACAGAAAAATAGTGAGTTTGTCCAGACAAATAGTACACAGTCCAGGACAAAAAAGTCCCGCCACTGCTTAGGTCAGTCAGTATGGCCAGCATGTTTTAAAATTGATCTGGCCAATCTCTAAACAAGGCATGTTGTATGTTACCTGAGACGAATTGATTAAAACTTTTGTGTTTGACTTCGAGTTCACCTTCGAGTGGTGCTACTCGTCGGAACGCTGAATCCATTTGACCCATGTCTCGAAATTCCATTAGTATCATGAACTCTGGAAGATCGGGGATTGAACGAAATCCCATCTTGCATCGGGTGATTCTGTACGACTCCATTTTTCCTTCAGAGATCAAATGATCGAAGAAACTTTTCATTCCGTTGACCCAGTCAAGGTCTGAGATATCGCCTTCTTTATCGGCCCAAATTGTGTATAAATCCATAGTTACTCCATTGGTCCTAGTATTTCAAATCCGTCTATTTGGGATTTGTACAAGTGTGCTTGCTCAAGGTACAGGTACTTGAAACCCCGAGCTTTGTAAATAGCACACTCTGTTTTCATTGTTTCAATACCCAATCGCAATCGAGGATTACGATAGTTCCAGGCAAATTGATCGCACAAGGCATTGTGCTGATCAAACCGTCGAATCAAACTCCAGGCCACAAGTTTCTGATTGTCATAGTAGCCAATCACATCAGCCATAGGGTCAAGATACCGACTGTGAAACACAGGCATCACACTGGCAAAATGCTTGTAGGTGGTATAAGTCTTGTAGATGTCGTCAAGACGTGCCAGTGTTTCTGCATCAAAATGTTCAATGTAAGCCCATTCCACGCAGAGTTCATAATTGGTTTGGCTGAGATCAATTCTAGCAAATTGATAAGTCATCTTGGATCCTGTCGGTGATGGAACAGGCCTTGCAAGTAGGCTTCTGGCCAGTCATGATAAAAACCTCGAGCGGCCATCTGTTGGGCTTTGGCATTCAAGTCACTTAGACCTTGTATCAACGCCAGTGCATAGGTGCCTTGATTCATTGAAACTCCGTTTACAATTTCTGGATCAGCAGGATGATCTTCCATGGCAATTAAATCTCTGGGTATGAGTGTTTCTCGATTGGCAAGTTCTATGCTGTTGGCAAATAACTCACGTGACCACTCTGCAGTATCGTAAGCATAGATAACAACTTCAAACGTGCCCATGCCATACCTTGCACGATTCTTTAAATCGTAAAGTGGATCCGTACCCAGGAAGACACCATATGTACGTTTGAGTCTTGCACTTCGTGCAAACGGACAAGGTGGAAATCCGCCCAGGGCCGGATGCGGAACTTCTACAAAGTTCTCAATCCAGGATTCTATATCAGCTTGTACTTGTTCTATGTTCATTAAAAAAATGGCAATTTTGATTTCTGGGTGGTCTCAAGATTGGTCTTGATCAGTTCAGCGATCATGCCACGTTCACGATAACTCATGTTCATTACATCTTCATAGGTGCTGCCACCGCGCATGTGCCACGACATTTTGATACACTGTGCCTTGATATCATTTGCCTCCTTTTCCATGCGATCAACCATGGCAGAAATTTCGTCAGCGGTCAGGGTTAGGAGGCTTGACCGAAAAAACTTGTTTGATCCAATGTAACTGTTTGATCGTATTCATGGTTGCAAGCCACACACTTGATTTTGACCGGTTTGAATTCGCTGACACTGCGTTTTTCAATAATCAAGTCACGAATGGTCACAAACAATTTTCTATCGGTATTGCGCAAGAACTCCTCAATGTGTTCAGGATCTGTGACCAGGACCTGGGGAGTTCGTATGCTGGCAATGTTCCATTTTAATGCACTCACAGTGAG